TGACCCTCGCGCCACTCAATGGGCAATGGAGCGAGCAGGGCAACTGGTCAAGGGCGTGTCCGACGAGGTTGAGGAACTCATCAACGATGTCGTGACTCAGGCTGTGGACGGCAAGATAAGCGTTCGCGAAGCCCAACGTCGCCTTCAACGGACAGTTGGTTTGCATCCTCGCTGGCAACAAGCAGTGAACAATACTCACTCACGTTTGGTCAAACAGTTTATTGCTTCAGGGCTTTCCGAAGAGGACGCACAGGCGCAGGCTCAACAAGCATCGCAGAAGTACCAAGACCGACTTGTTCGCGCGCGTTCAAAGAACATCGCTCGCACCGAGATCGCCACAGCGCAGAACGAAGGACGATGGGTCGCTTGGCAACAAGCCGATGACGCAGGACTGGTCAAACTGAACGACTCAGTAAAAGAATGGCGAACAGCACCCGAGTTTGTTTCATCAAAGACAGTTGTCTGCCCCATTTGCGCACCCCTTGACGGCAAGCGCATACCAGTCAACGAGAACTTCCAGACAGGACTTCGCGCGCATCCAGACGGCATCAAAATGCCACCAGCCCACCCATCATGCCGATGCAGGGCTGTCCTTGTCACTAAATCCTTTGCCGAGATTGAAGCCGAGGTGTTGGAAGCACGACGTCAGGAAGCACAACGGACGTGACATCTCCTTTACTGACGTTGAGTCAAGGCTTAGGATTGCGAGTAGGAAAAGACAATGGCTGACAAATTGATTGCTGAAACACCAGAGGGTGACAAGTTGTACCAAGTGGGCGCTACAACCGACTCTTCCATCATTGGCGTCCCCGTAGTCCCTCAATCTCCTATTGGATTGGTTCAAGAGCCGACGGTGTTCGCTTACGGCTACGTTGAGTACGCCGACGGAACCACCTACAAGGTTGACTACATTCAGTCGTTCCTCGGGCGTGGCATCTTTGAACAAGTCGCCGAACTTGACCTGACAGTCACGGACAAGTGACCGATGCCGTACTCAATCACACGAGGTAAAGGTTGCTCACCGTCTAAGCCGTGGGGCGTCGTCAAAGACTCCGATGGGACAGTCGTTGCCTGCCATGCAACGAAGGAAAGCGCCCTTGCACAAATCCGCGCCCTCTACGCTGTTGAACCAACACTTGCCAAAGCACGCGAACGCGTAGCGAAACATCCGGGTCACGCCGATCAGAAATCTCACGGTGGGAAAGGAACTCCTACTCCTTCGTCAACTATTCGTCAAAAGAAAATGACAGGTCATTGGGGATACTCGCGCACAGGTTCAACCAGCATCGCGACTGCCTCAAGAGACATGATGGGAATTTCATCAAGGATTGATGTGGCTAGTAGAGGCTTGTCAGACACTGATTACAAACAAGCACAAATTGCTCTTGACAACATTCACAGTCGTCCAGCAATGGTCACTGCTCCTTTAACGCACACCACTTCACGAATGCCAGAACTAGAAACAGCGAAAACTGGCGATGTTATTCAACTTGGATTAACAGCAACGGCAACACAAGAGCGAGGCTCCTACGGTCAAGGGTATGCCGAAGACCACATCAAGGAAATGCAGGTTCTGGTTTTCACAGGAACCAAACCAACCCACCTTTACTCGGGACGACGCAGTGCACCAGAGGAAGCAATTGTGGCTGGCGAGTTCAGGGTTGTCGGCAAAAAGACGGTTGACGTTCCTCGCACCACATTCAGAAACGGTGTGTATGAACCGTGGACGTCAAAAGCGACAGTTGTAGAACTTGAGCAGATTTCAACCTTTGACACGGCAACTAAAGCGTTCGTTCCTTTTAGCCCACCAGTCGCAAAGCATCTCCCCCATCAGCACAACCAACAGACACATGGTTCGGGAGGAACAAGCGCACCTTCAGAGTCGTCACCCAAGAAACGAAACAAGAAAGACATCGCAGGCGACGACCAACGCGCCGCTGAACTGTACGCCTCGGGCAAAACATGGGATCAGGTTGCTGAGGAAATGGGCTACGCCAACGGAGGTGTTGCTCGTCGCGCCGGCAAACGCCATGAGGAACGCCAGAAGGACAAGCCAGCCGACGATGGGGCTACAAAACCTAAGACCGAAGATGTAACGCCTCCTACGCCTGTCATCACTCCTCCAGTCACGCCAACTCCGATGCCTGTGGACATTGTTAACCCACGCCCGATGACAGGTGAAGACCGAAGCCAGCAAACAGTCCCAACAGACGACATCAACGTTGCACGCGAAACAGGACGCCCATACGCGCCGTTCACACCAGAAGGAGCATCTCCCCAAGTCAAAGAAGCAATTGCTCAACACCAGAAAGCCACCGACGATTACGACGCCCATTACAAGACGCACTTTGAAGCCGAGATGGACAGGCGAATTGCCGCCGACAGGAAAGCCAACGATGACTATTGGGTGAAAAGAAAAGCAGTAGAAGATTCAATACCACGAAAGCCGACGGATTCTTATAGCGACCATTCTCAGCGCGTTGATGCTGAACTAGCAAGGCAAGGAATTAAACGCCCAGAGGCAACCGCGTCTGAAGCCAAAATAGTTGCTGACGGTCTCGTCAAACAAAAAGAATTAGACACTTTAACAAATCTTGCAGACGGCGTGAGCGAAAGTCGTGAAAGAACCCGAACAACAGTTCAAAATGACACCGCTGAACATTTACTTGGAGCCAAACTGGTAAGCCAACCTGTCATGGTGACAGATTTTGATGCTCCGTGGGACAGAAGTTCAGGGCAACAGCGCCCAATGAAGCAAGATACCTCCACAGACTTTTCTTCCCCGAAAGACCCAGTGACTGGAAAACACCGTCAAATTCCACGATTTCAAGAAGTATTTGTCACTCCCGATGGCAAACAAATTGAGCGATGGGAGGTCTTCCGTGAAGGTAATAGTGAGAATGAGGAGTTCGCTGTCTTACGCTCAACTGCACGCGCAAGATTGGGTCAAATAGACCAAGCACAAACGCGTCAAAGATTAATTGATGGCGATGGCGACGGTAAATTTAATGAACGTATTAAAGAACAAGTACGTCGTCAACAGGCAATTGTTGACAGTCCACACACGCGGATTGTTTTGCACGCTCCTGTTTCTGCCGTTGGAGGAATTGTTACTTCGGGAAGGTTCAAATCACAGTTAGAAACTGGACGTACTAAAGGATTCAAAGGCAAAGATACCCGAGAGGGTTTTGAGGGTGGAACGATGGGTGTTATTCACCCACCAGACGACAAAACCAGAGCACCAATTTATGGGGCTTTGCATCTTGGAGGTGTGCGTCCACCTGAAGCAGTGGGTGCTGAACAATATGGCGAGATAGGTTTCGTCTTGAAACGAAGCACTCATGAACGAGCATTATTTACAGAAGGCGACTCGCTTTCTATGTGTTACGAACCTTCTCGCCTGACTGGAACACAAACACGCCCCAACGGTCACATGGTCAATGGAGGCGTTGACTATGGGCGTGGCTTCAGAGGAGACAGAGACAGTCCAGAGGAATTCGCGGCACAAATTTCACCAGCCCCAAGACGTGCAAGAGGCTATTCAGAAGCCCAAGTCTTAGGTGGCGTCACTATGTCAGACGTTGAATATGTGACCGTCCCCAAAGGCACAAAGTTACCTGAAGCAACCCGACGCAAACTAACGAAGGCTGGCATTCCTATTGTTGAATACGACATGGCTGAAATCGCTCCAGCAATCACAGGTTCAACAGAATATTATCCTGACAAAGGTAAACCATTCTCACGACCCGATTATGACGCCGAGGGTTCTTGGGGCAACATCCCTGAACCAACCGCCAAACGCATCGGTGTTGTGGTGGACATTTTCAAGCACCTCGCCGGCAAACACGACCAGCGTTCCCACTCAGGAAAGTCGTCTAGCCACGGTGGGTATCAACTGAACGAACCAAAGAACCCTCAAGCACCAGCAGGGAAATACGGTCAGGACTCGGTGAAAGCCGCATCTGCTGAACGCGCGCGCATCGCCGAGATTGAACCAGCGATGACTCGCGAGATGATTGACATCGCTAACTCACATGGGGCAACGATGGAGGGGCTTGACTTTAGATTGAAATCCGACGAGTCCCTTGCGCGAAAGGTAGACGCCGAAAAGGACACCGACTTCGGTGGGGACGCCACCAAGACAGCACAATCCATGTCTGACGTTGTTCGCTACACAATGACCTACCCCGAAGGCGAGTACACAGGGAACGTGCAATCCACAATTAGCGACATGGAAGCGCGAGGCTACAAAGCGCGCGTAAAGAACTATTGGGAAATGGATGACCCTTATCAAGGCATCAACGTTGCTTTGACTCACCCTTCTGGTATCAAAGTAGAGTTGCAGTTCCACACCCCACGTTCGGTCAAGGTGAAGGAAACAGTCCATCTTTTGCTGGACAAGTTCCGAGCCGAACCCAATGCGCGCACTCGGTTTGGGTTGTGGGACAGAATGGTACGCGTCTCCAATCAGATACCTGTGCCACCACCACCTGAGCAACTCCTCAGCATCGGCGACCTGAAGAGTCAAACGTTCACCCTTAAAATGCGTGAAATGGTAAAGCAATTGATGCAGGAGATTAACGATGGCGTCTGACCTGACAACTGGTGTGTTCTTCTACCTTCGTGTGCTAGATGAAAAGCCTCTGGCGTTGTTCCGTTTGGATGTGGACACCGACAGGAAAGAAATCAACGAGACCGTCTGGGATGGTTCCAGTTGGCAAGAAACCGACCGCCTGACGATGTACATCGGTTACGGCTCTACCGAGGTTGAGCAGGTACTGGAACGCGACGCCACACTCGCTTTCCCTGACGCCTTCAGAGACAAAGCACCAAACTTCAAACGCATCATCCCGAGCGTCATGTCAAAGCATCTCGCCGGCAAACACGACCAAGCGAGCCACGGAGCAGGGCACGGTCACACAGGCGACCTTGCACAGATTGCTGGAAAGATAAAGGAAAAGACATCAAGCATTGAAGCCGACGGTGGTTCCATTTTTCAAGCGTCTGGTTCTGGGATTGATGAGGATGAGGCTCAAGAGAACCTTGAATTGGCTAAAGAAGGCGTCCAGATGGTTGTTGGGTTAGACAGCAAATTAAAGTCTGACCGTGGCATTCAAATGACAAACGACGCTCTTGGTGATGAAGGCGACATGGACGGAGACGTACACGTTGTTGTTGAAGGGAAAACAGGAACGGTTGCTGGCGCGATGCGTCTTGACAGCGAACCAGTAGGTGGCTTTGACGAGAACCCCAAATTTGACAATCCACTAGACGCCTACGTTGAAATACCAAACATGACTCACATTGCATTTCTAGGGACAACGGGAACAGCAGATGGCGCTGGTTCTGCTTTGTTCGGTAGGGCAGTGCAACACGCCGCCAAAAGAAAAGAAGGTCTCGCCCTTGAACCTTTAGACAAAGACGCTAGGTCGTTCTGGCGGTCAATGGGGTTCGCCGATAACATCAAAATTGGTGGAAGGCAAATTGCGATGGACGCCGCCCTTGTGATGAGTCCAGAAGCGGTACAGGACTTGGCACAGGCAATTGAATGATTGACAGTTTAGACAAACTTGACATTCCACGAAATGAGTCCTTGCTGGACAAAGTGGAAAAGCATCTGCAGGGAAAACACGACCAACGCACCCACGGTGGTGGTGGAGGCATGGGCGCCCCTCGTGACACGGCTCACGCCAAACAGAAGCAGGCGTGGGAACTTCACGAACAGGGTAAAACGTGGGAGGAAGTCGCGAAAGAGGCTGGCTACGCGAATGGTGGCGCCGCGCGTCTGGCTGGCAAAGCCCACGAGAAACGCATGAAGGCAAAGGACGATGGTAGCGAAGTACCAAAACCTGACGACGTCATAACGCCGAAACCAAAACCAACAACTGACAAACAGGGCGCTAAAGAAATCGCTCGCGCGCAGGCGATAGTGGACAAAGCAACTGGTGGTCGCCCCGTCGCTGAGGTGCTTGCAGAGGAAAGAGCGAAGGCTGGCTCCTCAAAAGACCCCACTGCAAAGGAACTGGAAATCACTGAGGCTGTCATCCAATCGGGTGGCATTCTGAGAGGTGAAGTTGAAAGGCGACGTGTCTTGGCAGGGAAAGAGGCAGTTGATTTAGCAAAATCTGACCTTGAAGTTTTGAGAAAGGATCACGAATTCACCCAAAAACGAGTTGATGAGGTGAAGGGTCAACGTGCTGAGGTTCGTAAAGCCATTGAAGACGAAGTGGTGAAAAGTCCTGAGTTTGAGGCAGACTTAAACGAAAGACTAGACAGATCGCGTTTAAGGTCAAAAACCGATGCAGTTGATGCATTTATTGAAAGCGACAGAAGTAGCGCCTTACAAGATATGCGCGACTATGCAGGCGTGTATACCCGAGGTACGCCCTTTTCAGAGCGCGAGGCGTGGCTTGCAGAGCGATCTAAGCAACGGTTCCCGACAGACAAAAAGGCTCAAAAAGAATACATTGATGCTGTCAGTGAATCAATGTGGTCTATGGGAAGCGCTGAAAGAAAACTTGCGGAACGCGATGAAAAGGTCTCAAAATTATCCATTGAAGACAAGAGTCGCGCAAAGAAAGAGTCTGAAGCCTACCAAGACCTGTATTCGCTAAATAAAGCAATTAGCGAAAGAGAACAACTCATTCGTAATGGTGGAGTTACTCCAGCACAGAACGCTGAAATTGTGCGTTCCGTTTTGATTGACTCTGGTCGCACGATGACAGACAAGCCGGGTCAGAAGATAGCAGGCACGAAACCAGTCGTTGCTGAATTGCGAGAGGAACTGCCCAAAATACCTGATGAGTTATGGAAAGACACTCGTTACCCTCAGTTGCGAGTGGAGGGTGTGAAAAATGGCAGAGGTCATTGGAGTGAGTACGAACAGAAAATTAAGACTGACGGAGCAAAGGGGTCTGGGCGTCGCGCTTCAACGCTTCTTCACGAGTCAATGCACGCTGTTGAAAACATGAACCCGTCTATCACTCAGATGCAATTTGTGATGATGCATCGTCGTGCAAAAGGTCAAAAGCCTCAAAAATTGAAAGACATACAACCGAAGTCAGGTTACAGATCGGACGAGAAAGCCATTGAGGACGCATGGGCAAACCCATACTCAGGGAAAATATACAACTACGGTGGACGACTTCAGAACTACGAAATCATGACGATGGGCATTGAGTCGCTTTACAAACGCGACGGTTACCCGAGAGACATTGCAGATGAAGACCACTTGAACTTTGTTATGGGAGTGTTGGCACACGCATGAAAATTGACGGTTACTCAGACGAACGTGAAGCGCACGTTTTAGAAACAGATGATGCGTGGGTGTTGTACCCCGAGGAGTTTGCTCGTTTTGCGTCGTTTTATGAATTCCCAGACGAGGTTCCTGTTGCTGTTCCGGGGTTTGTAACTCCAGACATCAACTCTAAAGACCCCTTAGTTGTGGTGGCGACATGGAAAGAAATGATGAGGGACTACTTTTCTCTTTACCTTGATGCAACACCGTACGAGTTTGAATTCACTGACGTTGAAGAGTTTGAGGCTGAAGCCGAAGACACAGAAGGCATCGTGTACTAGGGGTTAGTAGCGTCACCTTCTTTGCTACGCTAACGAACAATGCCTGAGATGCCAGAAACCGAAACCGAGATGGAGACCGAGGACGCGTCCGAGTACACGGTCTACAACGTGACTCTCCGTCAAAAGGTCATCTACGAAGCAACCGAACAAATCGTAGAGCGCTTCGGTCGGTTTGACCGAGGCAACGGCGCTGACGGTGCTCACTACATGGACGGCGACGACAACCCTTTCGTCGCTGAAGGAATGAACTGCACCAACTGTGTCGCGTTCCGTGGTGGACGTGCCTGCGAATGGGTAGAGGGCGACATTTCCCCTAACGGACTATGCAAGTTCTGGATTATCCCTGAGGACTTGATGAGCCACGCGATGACGAAAGCGTCTGACTCTTTCACCCCACCTCAGGGCGTTCAGGACGAGGCTTCAAAGGCAATGAAGTGGATTGCCGACGGACACGCTGGAGATGGCTTCACGGCTGTCGGTTCGGCGCGCGCGCGCGACCTTTCCAATGGGCGTCCTGTTTCTGTTCAGACGTTGAAGAGGATGCGTTCTTACTTGGCTCGCCACGAGGTGGACAAGGAAGGCGAAGGTTGGAGTCCCGGCGACGACGGGTTCCCTTCGGCTGGTCGTGTTGCATGGGCGGCGTGGGGTGGAGACGCAGGGCGCACTTGGGCAAATAAGGTGCTTTCACAAGTGGACAATGTCAGCAAGGCTGTCACGCTGGACGTCATGGAGGAGCAGAAGTTCACCCTTGCCCCGTGGTACATCCCAAACAAGTATGACGCCCACGACGAATGGACAGACCCCGAGGAGTTGCAGAAGGCGCTCTGGGATTACGTCAAGTCGGGCGATCGCGCCATCCGTCTCCAACACAATACCGATGTTGTTGCTGGCGAGTGGGTTGAGGCGATGACGATGCCTTTCCCCGTGAACGTCCCGATGCGCAAGTCCGATGGACGTGTTGAGCAGGTTGAGTACCCCTCGGGGACGGTCTTTCTTGGTGTCCGATGGGATGATTGGGCGTGGGAAATGGTCAAAAAGGGTGAAATCACTGGTTATTCCATTGGTGGCTCAGCCGAGCGACTTGAGGTAGGTTTAGACAACGGCATGACCGTTATAGGAGAAGCAGAATGAATGAAATGACACCAGCAGAACGCGTAGCCCTCAACACGCTTCGCGCCTCGGCTCTCGCCAAAATGAGCGACGCCGACTTCGCAAACCTTGAAGCCGAAGTAGCCAGCAAAGGACTACGCAACCTTGACGGATGGTTCGGTGCGCAAGTCGCCAAAGCAGTAGAGCAAGTCCTCAAGCACCCGGGTCACGCCGATCAGTCAGTCCACGGTGGTGGACGACGCAAGGGTGGCGCTTCAACGTCTGCACCAGCATCCTCGGGTGGTGGAAGAAACCCAAGTAAAGAAGATGAAGCCGCCGACAAAGTTGGCTACGGTGCAAATCAAGCCGCCGAGAATATGGTCGCTCACTCAAATGAAATGAACCAAAAGATTTATGGCAAAGATGGTGCTTCCAAAAAGATGACAGACATTGACGAGGTTGAGTTGATGGGCATTAACGACTCACTCAGTTCGGCGGCTGAAAGCCTGACCCTTTTGTCATCGCCAAAAGCGCAAGGGCAGTATGACCAAATCATCAATGTTCGTCGCCAGTTAAGAGAAACGCGTAGCGATGCTGTAAGACAACTAAGTCCTGCTGTGCGCAACATCGCAGTTCGCGCTATTGACAAGCACGTCGCCGAAGTTGACAATTTGCTTACAACCCATCGCGAAGCGTGGACTGGTGTCGGAGGGACTTTTGAGAAGGCTGTTGAGCCTGTTGAAAAGCACCCGGGTCATTCCAATCAAGCCTCTCACGGTGGCAAAGGCAAAGGTGGTGGAGGTTCGTCCTCAGCGCCAGCCTCGTCAGGAGGCGGTGGTGGAGCAAGTTCTCCTCAAGCCCAAGTTGATGCGATAACTGGTTCGCCTGAGTTCAAAGCGTCCTCGCAAAAGTTGAACGACACCGTAGAGGCGCATCGTGTTGCAGTTGCGAATTCAAAACTGCCCAAAAGCGTTAAGCAGGAAGCAGACAATTATTTAATTGAAGTGCAACAGGCTCGCAGGGAAATGAACACGGCAAAGACGCCAAGCGAACTTTCGCGAGCACACGGTAAAGCAGTTGATGCAGGTGAGAACTACAAAGGCACAATTCGTGCGCATGAACAAGACCAGAGAAGTGCTCACTATCGCAAGCCGATGGCAAGTCCGTATAAGGAAAAGAGGTCACTTCCTAAAGGCTTGGAAGATTATGACGTTCAGGATGTTGCCGATTCAATGCCTATCCCGTTTGCAGACTAGGAGCCAAAGTGAAAGACGCCGATAAAGCATTGATGGATGGGTTGGCTTTGGTGACTGACCTGCGCGAAGACGAATGGGCGCTTGTGGTGTCCGACGTTGAAAAGGCTGGTGGTGTCCGTCAGGTTTCTGGTATGGCTCGCGTAGAGATTGAACGCGCCGTGAACAAAGCACGCACCCTTGCTGAAAAGGCTCGCCCTCCTCAAGACTCAAAGCCGAAGCCTGTTGTCGCACCAAAACGCAAAAAGCAAGTCATCTACACCGATGGTCGTCGCAACTCGCGCGCGTTGATGCCTGAAGGCTCCAGTCCGTCGGATTACCCAACGGACAAGTACGAACTGGTCAATCCTGATGGCACTCCGTTCAAAGTGAAAAAGGAAGCCAAACCAGTAGCCAAGCACCCCGGTCATGCAGACCAGTCGGTACATGGTGGAGGTCGTAAAGGTGGCAAATCACCGTCAAGTAGTACAGCCAGCCCTGCAGGAGGTGCAGGAGGCTCAGTGACTCCTGAAGCGTCCGAGCAGGTAATGCGTGCCGAGAAAATACTCACCGACGCTAAAGAAGGCGCCAAGTACCACGACGTTAAATCCATCCGTCAGGAAAAGACATGATGGGCAAGGCAACTAAAGACGAAGCAATCGGTCGCGCGCACAAGCACGACCAAGACTTCCGTACCAGCATGAACGACAGCGTTGCTTATGCTCAGCGAGCATCGGAAATTCGTGCGGCGCGAACTGGTGACCCGAAAGCAGAGAAGATGGCTGAGGCTTACGACGCTGACTCTCGCAGGTTCGCAACTGAAGGTGCTATTTCAATGAAACTCGCAAGCGCATGGACGTTCACTGCGATGGACAAAGGCGCATCGGAATCAGACCTAACTCGCACTTGGAGTTGGTAACCCCACTCAAGTTGTGGAGACGTACTAGTGCGTCACTACACTCATAGCAAATGGGTGCTCGCAAGATGGTCAAACTTAAAGTCATAGAGACTTCAGGCGTAGACCACCCTGCACATCTCAACGAAGGTTGGGTTGTTATGAAACACCAAGACCCAGAAACCACTGAAGGAGCAGAAGTGTCAGAAGAGACCGAAGCAATTGAGACGACCGAGGTTGATGTAATCACCGAGTCGTTGGTAAAGGCGCAGGAGCGCATCGCAGAACTTGAAGAGGCACTTGAGGTTGAAAAGGCAAAAAAGCCTGCTTTCCTCGCCGAAGTTGAAGTTGAAGCAGAAGACGACGAAGAGGACATGATGAAGTCTGTCCCTGAGGCTGTTCGCGAAATGCTCAACAAGGCAAAGGTTGAAGCCGACAACGCTCGCGAGGAACTTCGCAAAGAACGCGAAGAGCGCCGTGACGCAGAGTTCGTTGCTAAGGCAGAGGCTTCATGGGGCTTGCTCCCTGTAGACGCCAGCGAAGTTGGCAAGGCAATGCGTCGCCTCACCGATGTTGACGCACCACTTGCAGAAACGATCGCTAAGGCTCTTGACGCCGCTAACGCACAAGCCGAGTCAGCAAACATCTTCGCTGAAATCGGCACCGCAGGACGCCCAGACACGGGCGATGCTTACGGCAAGGTTCAGGCACTTGCTAAGTCGCTTGTCGCTGACGGAAAGGCATCAACAGTTGAACAGGCTGTTGTTGACCTCATTTCAGCCGACCCCACCCTCTACCACGAATACGTCGCCGAGAAGCGCCGTTAAGGAAGGAAACAAACCATCATGGCATACGAAATCGCCAACTCAGCCGTCAAAATCACTCTCGTAGCAGGTGAAGACCTCTCAGCGAAGCAGTTTTACTTCGTGAAAATCAACACTTCGGGCTTGGCAGTGCTTTGCTCAGGTGCAACTGACAAGCCAATCGGCGTACTTCAGAACGACCCTGCTTCTGGTGAAGAGGCAGTCATCACCGTTGTTGGTGGTTCAAAGGTCGTCGCGAGTGCTTCCATTGATGAAGGTGTCTTGATTGGCACAGCATCAACTGGTAAGGCTGACGCAAAAGTTCCGGGTACAGACACAACCGAATACGTTGCTGGCACTGTCATCCTCGCTTCGGGCGCTGACGGAGAAATCCTCACTGCTCTCATTAACTGCGCCAACGTTCATCGCGCGTCGTAAGTAAGAATCTAAAGGAAAAGGAAGAGACCAATGCCTCAGCCAACTAGCAACCAAGTCCATGTAGACGCCATCTTGACCAACATCTCGGTCGCGTATATGCAGAGGCAGGAGAACTTCATTGCCTCGCGCGTATTCCCAATCGTGCCTGTTGAAAAGCAGTCGGACAAGTATTTCACATACACCAAGAACGACTGGTTCCGTGACGAAGCACAGCGTCGCGCAGACGGAACCGAGTCTGCAGGTGGAGGATACAACATCTCCACTGGTACCTATCAGGCAGACGTTTATGCCTTCCACAAGGACATCGGTGACCAGACTCGTGCAAACGCAGACGCGCCAATCAACGTTGACCGTGAAGCCGCAGAGTTCGTAACCAGCCGTTTGATGCTCAAGATGGAGACCGAGTTCGTTAACTCTTTCTTCAACACCAGCGTTTGGGCTAACGAAGTCTCGCCATCAGGCAACGACGAGTGGAGCGATTACACCAACAGCGACCCAATGGACGACATTGAGTCTGCAAAGGCAACAATCCTTTCAACCACAGGTTTTGAGCCAAACACACTCGTACTTGGTTACGACGTGTTCCGTGTTCTCAAGAACCACCCAGACCTTGTTGACCGTCTCAAGTACACATCCAGCAACACAATCACAGCCGACATGATGGCTCGTTTGTTTGACGTTGACCGTGTGCTCGTGGCTAAGGCTGTCAAGGCAACCAACAACGAAGGTGGAACAGGCGCTTACGCTTTCACCCACGGCAAGCACGCCCTCCTCTGCTACTCGGCTCCATCGCCGGGCTTGCTCCAACCATCTGCTGGTTACGTCATGTCATGGACAGGCGTTTCTGCAGGACTTGGTGCAACCATCGGTTCCAGCCGACTTCGCATGGACAGCCTTCGCGCTGACCGTATTGAGGCTGAAGTTGCGTTTGACATGAAGGTCATCGCAACCGACCTCGGTTACTTCTGGAACGGCGTAGTCGCCTAATAACCTCTAGAGTTGGGTGTCCGTCCGTCTAGTATGGGCGGACACCAATCTCAGAGCAGAAGGAAAACATCATGTTGCGCAAAGTTCTTAAGCGAATTCCAAAAGGACGTGGAGAGTACCTAGAGTCAGGTACCATTCTTGACGTTTCCTCTTTCAGGAACGTAAAGATGCTTGAGTCGGGTCGTTATCTTGGCGAAGTCAGCGCTGAAGAGGCAAAGGCATACGCCGATGCTCAAAAGCCTGCACCAGCGCCGAAGCCTGCTGTAAAACCAGCACCAAAGGCAAAGTCAGTAAAGTCCGTGTCTGAGGACACGCCAGTCGTCGGGGAGGATGACAAGTGAGTATTTCCAACTACGCAGAATTGAAACTGCTTGACACCCTCGGCAACACTTCGTTTGCTGTTACAACTTGCTATGTGAAGTTGCACCTCGGTGATCCCGGCGAAGACGGAACGAGCCAAGCCGCTACAGAGGCAAGTCGTAAGGCTGTCTCTTGGAGTTCAGCATCAAGTGGTTCTAAGGCTTCCAGCGCCACCTTGTCATGGACAAACGTTGCCGCTACCGAAACCTACACGCACTGGTCAATGTGGGACGCATCAACCTCTGGTAACTGCCTGTGGACTGGCGCTTTGTCAGCATCCGCCGCTGTTACTGCTGGCGACACGTTTGAGATTACATCTCTCACTTTGACGCTGGACTAAGGAGGACGTCGCGATGGCGACAAACTTTCCCACCTCTTTAGACGCTCTTAGCAATCCAGTCTCAACCGACACTCTGGCGTCGCCAGACCACGCTGTTCAGCATTCCAACGTCAATGACGCTGTTGAAGCGTTGCAGGCGAAGGTTGGCATCAACAGTTCAACGGACACGTCAAGCCTTGACTATAAGGTTGCCAAGCGTCCTGTAACCATTAATGCGCAGTCGGCTTCGTACACCCTTGTTCTTGCTGACGCAGGAAAACTTGTGGAAGTGGGAAATGCGTCTGCGAACACGCTGACTGTTCCTCCTAACTCAAGCGTTGCTTTCCCTGTGGGTACTGTTATTGATGTCCTTCAGACTGGCGCTGGTCAAACAACCCTCACAGCAGGCGCTGGTGTGACAATCAATTACGCGATCGGGTTGAAACTTCGTGCTCAATGGTC